TCCGCAGGCTTGCGCTTGGGCGCAGCCGTCGGAGTCGTGGCGTGCTCATACGGTGGCGATGTGGGTGCGGGTGAAGGTCCGGTGCGAGGAGCCTGACGCCGGGGCCGCCCTGCTGGGGGAGCTGCACCGTTTTGCTGACCAGATCGGTCTAACGACCGCCGGCCTGGCTGAGATGGGATGGAAGGTCGCTGTCGACGAGGTTGCTGAGCGTGCCGCGGAACCGGTCGAGGAGTCCCGGCCGAAGCGTGAGCGCCGGTTGAGGGCTGTCGGTGACGATCAGTAACGAGGTCGGCAAGGTCGATTTCCCCACGTTGGGCGACCTGGCCGACGCTTGGATCGAGCAGCACTGCCTAGTGCCTGACGGATTCCGTCGTGGTCGCCCATTCCGGCAGTACGACTGGCAGTTCTGGTGCACGGCTAATCATTTGCGCATCCGCGAGGGTGCGAAGTGGGATCCTGACGACCCTCCGTTGAACCAGGCGTTCACGTACCGCCGTTCGCAGGTGATGGCGCCGCAGAAGATCGGTAAGGGTCCGTGGGCTGCGTGCCTGGTGGCTCTGTCGGCTGTGGGGCCGTGGGAGTTCGGTGGTTGGGCGAAGGCTGGCGACGTGTACGACTGTGAGGATCACGGTTGCGGTTGCGGCTGGTACTTCGAGTACGAGCCTGGCGAGCCGATGGGGATTCGCCACCCGTCACCGCTGATCCAGCTCACGGCGACTTCTGAGGACCAGGTCGACAACGTGTACCGACCACTGAACGCGATGGTCCGCATGGGGCCGCTCAAGGAACTGCTGCTGCCCCGCGAGGGGTTCATGCGGATCAAGGGCGACAACGACGACCCTGAGCTTGACCGTATCGACGTCACGACGTCGTCGGCACTGTCGCGGCTGGGCAACCCGATCTCGGCGGCGTTTCAGGATGAGTCGGGGCTTTACACGCGGGCGAACAAGATGCGGAAGGTCGCGGAGACGCAGCGTCGTGGTGCGGCTGGTATGCGGGGCCGCACGTTGGAGACGACGAACGCTTTTGACCCTGCTGAGGACTCGGTTGCGCAGTCGACGTACGAGTCGCCGTCGACTGACATTTTCCGGTTCCACCGCAACCCTGACCTTGTACTGCGGGGCAGGGACGGGAAGCCGTTGCGGTACACGCTCAAGTCGGACCGGCAGAAGATTCACGCGTTCGTGTACGAGGGTGCGGATCATATCAACCTTGACAGCATCGAGGCGGAGGCTGCGGAGCTGCTTGAGCGTGACCCGGCGCAGGCGGAACGGTTCTTCGGTAACCGGATCGTCGCTGGCGGGGGTTCGTGGCTGCCGGAGGGGCTGTGGGAGAGCAGGGCGGGCGAGTATGTGGTGGCCTAACCCGCCGGCTGGTACGCCTGTCTGTGGCGGTTTCGACGGTTCGCTGAACGATGACCACACCGCGATCCGGTTGGAGACACGCTCGGGGCACTTGTTCACGCCGCGGTATGGCCCTGACCGGCGGCCGACGATCTGGAACCCCGCCGAGTGGGGTGGCCGGATCCCGCGGGCGGAGGTCCACGCTGCGTGGGCTGAGATCGTGGACCGTTTCGAGCTGTACCGCGTCTACTGCGACCCCGGTTTCCATGACGAGACGTCGTGGGAGACGGAGATCGAGGACTGGGCGACCACGTACGGTGAGGCCCGGTTCGTGGCGTGGGAGACGAACAGCATCAAGCGCATGTATGGCGCGCTGCGACGGTTTGAGGCGGACCTGCCGAGGTTGACGCAGGACGGTTGCCCGATCACGACGGCGCACATGCGCAACGCCCGCAAGATCGCCAAGGGCTCCGACAAGTACTCCCTTGGCAAGCCGGCGCAGCACCAGAAGATCGACGCCGCTGTGACCACTGTCCTGGCCCATGAGGCCGCCGCTGACGCCCGCGCCGAAGGCTGGGTGGAGATCGACACCCGTGTCGTCGTGTTCCGATAAGGAGGCTGGCCTGTGGCTGCACCGCTGTCCTCCGACGAGCTCGCCCTGTTCCAGCGCCTCGAGACGCAACTGACGTCGTCGCAGCACATCTTCGACCTGTGCGACGCGTACTACGACGGCGCGCAACGGCTCGAGCAGCTTGGTCTTGCGATCCCGCCGGAACTGCAGCGGTTCACGGTGATCGTGAACTGGCCGCGGGTGGTGGTCGACGCGACCGCGGACCGGCTCGACGTCAAGGGGTTTCGTCTGCCTGGGATGGACGTCGGTGACGATGACCTGCTGAGTATCTGGCGGGCGTCCGGGATGGACGAGCAGGACCAGATGGCGAAGCTGGACTACCTCATCTTTGGCCGCACGTACAAGTGTGTCGGCGCGAACGAGGACGACCCGGCTCACCCGATCATCACGGTGGAGTCACCGCGGGGCCTCATCACGGACCGTGATCCTCGCACGGGGCAGATCACGGCTGCTTTGCGGCTGTACAACGAGCGGAACGGGCGGAACACGTCGGCGACGCTGTATCTGCCGAACGAGACGATCTACCTCACGGCTGAGGATGGGCCGTGGGAGGTTGAGGGCGACCGGGACGAGCACGGCCTGGGACGTGTGCCGGTGGTGCCGACGTTCCGTCGACGTCGCACCCGGATCCCGACGCACCGCACGATGCAGGGCGTGTCAGCGATGGCTGACGTGATCCCTGTGACGGACGCTGCGGCACGGAACATCACGAACGCTCAGGTTGCGCAGGAGACTCACGCTGTCCCTGCCCGTGGTGTGCTGGGCGCGACGAAGGGTGACTTCGTCGACCAGGCCGGCAACCCGCTGCCACAGTGGGAGGCGTACTTCGGTTCGGTGTGGGCGTTGGGCAACCCGAACGCTAAGACGTTCCAGTTCGACTCGTCGGACATGCAGAACTTCGAGCGGATGATGGACCTGTATGCCCGACTCGCGTCGGGGGTGTCCGCACTTCCGCCCAACTACTTCGGCCTAGCCGCGGACGATGCTGCGTCAGCTGACGCGATCCGGTCCCGTGAGGCGCGGCACGTGAAGGTCGCAGAGCGTGACCAGGTTGCCCTCGGCAACGGTGACGCGGAGACGTTGCGGATCGCGATGCGGATCCGTGACGGGGCGTGGGATTCCGACCTGGCCGGGCTCGAGACGCTCTGGTACGACGCTGGGACTCCCACGACGGCGCAGCGTGCTGACGCGGTCGTGAAGCTGCACACGGCGAAGGATGGCGCTGGGCGGTCGCTGCTGCCGGCACAGGCGGCGTACGAGGAACTCGGGTACTCGCCGACGAAGATCGCCCGTCTGATGGAGATGCGCCGCCGCGAGGACGCCAACCCGTACCTGCAGGCGCAGGGCGATGGTGCAGACGCTTCCGCGGTCGGCTGAGGCTTACCACACGGCGCAGAGGCGGGAGATCGCCGCTGCACTGTTCGAGGTGCGTCGGTTGTGGCGGCGTGTGGATCCGGCCGACTTCGACGGATCGTGGGCTGCGGTCGAGCCGACGGTGGGTGCGGTTGTCCTGACGGCCCAACAGCGAGTGTCGGAACCTGTCGGGGCGTACGTGAGTGACGTGCTGCGGGAGACGGGTCAGGCCCGTGCTGACTTCCTGTTCGCGGAGCCGTTGTCGGCGCCGCTGGTCGGGACGGACAGTCGCGGTTTCCCGGTTGACGGGATCCTCGGCACCGCGCCACTGGCTGCGAAGTCCGCTGTTGCCCGTGGCGCCACCCCGGCGCAGGCGGTGCAGCAGGCAGGTCGCTGGTTGAACCTGACCACAGCCACGATCCTGTCGGACACCGCACGGCAAACGGAGGTTGTGCAGACCTCGGTCCGCCCCGTCACGGGGTATGTGCGGATGCTCAACCCGCCATCATGCTCGAGGTGCGCGATCCTCGCGGGCAAGTGGTACCGGAAGAACCAGGGTTTCGCCCGTCACCCCGGCTGCGACTGCCGACACATCCCCGCCGCCGAAGAGATCGCCGGCGACCTGACTGTCAGTCCCGACGCCTACTTCGAGTCACTCCCGGCCGCAGAACAGGACCGGATCTTCACCAAGGCCGGCGCTGAGGCCATCCGCGCCGGCGCCGACGTGTCACAGGTCGTCAACGCCCGTGCGGGAATGTCCACCGCGCAACGCTCCCTCCGCGGTCAGGCCGCGCAGGGTCGCCTCGTGCGCCGCAACGTCTACGGACAGCAGGTGTACACCACCACCGCCGGCCGTGGCCCAGGCAAAGGGCAGGCACGGCTCATGCCCGAGTCGATCGTCGAACTCGCGCAGGACCGCGACGACCTGATCCGCCTCCTCAAGCACCACCGTTACATCCGCTGACCTCCCTGGCGCAAGGCCGGGGCCGACTCTCGCAAGGAGAGCCCAACCATGTCCCCACAGATGACACAGACCGTCGTCGAGGCCGCCACGGGTGAGGACGCCGCTGCGGCGCTCATCGCTGCCGCTGACGAAGCCGACACTGCCCGTAACGGCGCCGTGGTCGAACCTGATGAGGCCGACGAGCAGGACGACCCCGACGACGACACCGACGACGACGGTGCCGAGGAGCTCGGCGACAAGGGCCAGCAGGCACTTCGTCGCATGAAGGACAAGCTTCGCGAGGAGCGCCGTCGTCGCATCGCTGCCGAGCAGGCTGCCGCCGCGAAGGTCGACGAGGATGACGCCGCCAGGATCCGCCGCGAGGCCGAGCAGGCAGCGACCACGAAGGCCAACGCGCGCATCGTCAAGGCCGAGATCCGAGCCGCCGCCGCTGGCAAGCTCGCCGACCCGGCCGATGCTCTGACCTTCATCGACCCCGCCGACTTCGAGGTCGATGACAACGGGGATGTCGACCAGGAGGAGATCGCGGACGCGGTCGCCGACCTGCTCCGACGCAAGCCCTACCTCGCCGCGCAAGGCGGCCCGAAGGTGCCGAAGCCTGACCGCTCGCAAGGAGCAACCGGGACCGGGACCGCCACCGCAGCGCAGCAGTTCGCCGCGCTCGCCAACCAGTACATCTAGCCCTCCGCCAGCGCGGCAGGGGGAGACGAAAGGAGGCCGGTCATGGCCGGCATCGACATCAACCGCACTACGGCGGGCGTGAGCCTGCCTCCTGCTGCCTCCGACGAGATCTGGGGCGCGGTCGCTGAGACGTCCGCGGCCACCCAGCTCGCCCAGCAGATCAACCTCCCCGGCGGCGGAGTCTCCGTCGACGTCATCACCGGCGACCCGGTCGCCGAGTGGGTCGCTGAGACCGACGAGAAGCCGGTCAGCCGGCCCACCCTCGGGAACAAGCTGATGACGCCCTACACCCTGGCCGTCATCGTG